GGCATACCTTGTTGGTCAAAGTGCTGATAATAGAGTGATGGTGATACTCCAAATGCACCGGGACCATGTTGTGCATTTGAGCCGGGCATTCTAGCCACATTACTACCCATACCACCAGCCGCTTTAACTTCCATCATTCTACGAAAGTTAGGGTCAACCATTCCACCAGCCATCCTATTACGTTGTGGCTGTTGTGGTTGCATTGCCTGTGGTTGTCCACCCCTATTATTCATCATGCTCATCATTCCCATCATACCTAACATACTATTCATGTCAGGTTGTGATTGCATAGATGATGGTCCTTGGACCATATTATTCATGCCCCCACCATAATTACCCATAGGTGCCATAGGTGGTCTACCCATACCGCCACCACCCATAGGGGCCATAGATTGTGCTCCCGGAAACATATTGGGAGCAGTTCCATTCATAGAAGTTCCACCACTATTAGGAAATCCTCCTTGCCATTCCCTTTGAACTGGTCCCATTGACCCAGGGTTAATACCACCACCAGTAATACCCTGTCCACCCATGTTATTCATAGTAACATTAGGCTGACCCATCATGGTATTACGCTGTAGTGGTTGCCTACCCATTTGATGTGGCAACTTATCATTACCATGTCCAGAATCTACGAAATTGATTCCGGGCATATTAGTCTGAGGTAATTTATATCGTTTATTAAAGGCATTTGCTGTATCCTTTCCGAATCCAGCATTTTTAGCCCATCCTGCGTAATCACCCTTAGTATTTCTACCAAGAGCATCAAAATCTTTTCTATTCTGTCCGGTTAAACCCCTTCGATATACAGAAGGGTCAAATCCATGACTTGTAGCCATTCCACCCGGTCCCATTATTCTATTACCGGGAGGTAAAGTTTGTGGTTGTGGTCCTACGTTAATAGGCATTATTTTACTCCGTGTTTCTTTTTGACACTACTAGAAGGACCAGTATCTAACCCACGTTTATTTGCAGTAGCATAAAAGACTTTCTTGGCATCGCTACCATACTGTTTTTTCATTTTGGACATTACTTCAGAACCATGTCCTTTGAAATATTTATTTAGTGGCATTCTTCACCTGTGTTTTCTTTAACATAGCAGAAGATGGACCAGTATTAATCTTTGATGGAGTATATTTAGGATGTAGAGAATAATCTCTACCACCAGTTATTGGGTCTACATAATTAGGTGTTTTCATGCGCCGCGCTCTATCGCGTTCTGCTTGAAATGCTTCTAATTCATGTGGTTGCCAATAGTAAGGATTATTAAGATTAGATGTTGTTGGAATACCTTCAGGAACTTGTGGTTTGGGACTAAAAATTTCTCCCAATTTTTTATACCAAGGCATATCTTGCATTTGCCCGGTATGTGTCATCTCATGAGCAACTATCTGTTCTCTATCAAATTGATTATAGCCCTGATTTGAAATTGTATCAGGATTATAAATCATATTACCAGAAAAAGGATTTGAAACAGCGTTTGCTCCACGTGGAGTAAATATTTTAGTAAGTAGTGAAGAACTAGATGGAGAAACAGATATCTTCTTTACACCGGGCATCTCTTTCGAGACTTTTTGATATGCCCGTTGCATAGATTCATCTAGGAGCTTACGTTCCTGTTGTTGTTTCTCTTTCTTTTCCGGCAATGTCTAATTCTCTTTCTAACTCTGCCGTTTCTTCTTTCACAACTTCTGGTGAATCAGGTTTTGGTGCTTCACGTAGACGCTGAGCTTTAACTCTATCCTCAGCTTCTAACATTTGTCTACGCACATGCCACGGAACTGTGCGTGGACGTGTAATCTGTGGTGCCTCAGTTACAGGAGTAGGTTCAGGTTCTTTTAGTATTTTAGCTAGTAGTTGTTTTTTCTCATAATTTGAAAATTCAAGTTGTTGTTTCAAAGTCTCGCAAGACTGACAGACTTTTTCTTCAACAACAACTTCATTCTTCAATTTACGAGAATTATATTTTATTTCTAAGTATTGCTTATACCAGTCTAGTAGAAACATTAAGCTCTCCTTCGATGATATCGACTAACCACTTGCATCTTACTTTTAGCGTCGATAGCATGCATATTACGATAGTAAGCGGTAAAGTCTTGAGTTGCTTGTAATTTACGAGTAATTTCTTCCTGTTTCTGAATTTTCTCAAACTCAGTAACAGATTCTTCAAAATATCGCTCTGCTTTATCGCAAGCATAGCGAATATCATCGTATGGGTCATCACCATCAAACTCTGCTACGTCCTCAGCAGGTTTACCAGATGATGCTTTCTTGTCGTAAGAACAAGCTTTTATTGCATCAATCATGATTGGGCAACAATTTGGATGCCCTTCATGATTAGTTTCCTCACAACAGAATATCTGTAAACGTGGAAGATTAGTCTCCGGTTCTGGAGGGTCAAATAGTGATAAATATGACTTATAGTCTAGTAATCCTTTATTTCTGAGTAGCCACATGGCATATTCCTCAGAATAAATTGGCATATCCTGTGGTGGAATTACCGGTTTAGGAGTCCACCTTAAGTATTCATGTAGTAATAGTTTTCCTGCTACACGTGAGCCGGGAGAATTATTTGATAGTTCAATAGGTCTGCCAATGGCAGTTTCAATTTGTTGCTGAATAGTATGTTCTTGTCCCCGTTCTTGCGAGACTGATTTGCACCAAGCTAGAATGCGAGGATGTTCTCTCTCAGCAACATTCTTAACTTCTGGTGCCCATACTTCAATCTTGGTTTTCAACCAATATAACTCCTTATACAAATAGAGCCTTTTTGCAGGAGATATAGCGTAAAAACCAACATAGTTCATAGCCGCGAAACCCCAATCCCCTATTATCATGCGCGGCCACCATGATGGGATTTCAAACGGTTGAACTACGTGTAAAGCATTATCAGGCTCATCAGGATAATGCCTATCGCGGAATTCATCAAATACCTGTCCCTGATATGCATCCCAATCACCGAACTTCCTAGCTTTCCGCTCAGCCTCAGATGGTATACCATCAAGACGTGCAGAATAGTCTGGGTCAGCGTTAGGGTTATCAGCAACGGTCGCATGTATGTAAATCCTCTTTACATTACCTTTACCGAGGATAATTTTTCCACCCTCAGGTGCAGGTGCGACAAATCTCTTTTTAGTAAATGTATGTCCTATTCCGCCCGGCATTCCTGCCGCACGAATTATTGCTGGAATACTGGTAGGGTCAGATGACCTAACGCGAGTAAAACCAATATAGAGATAAATATACTCAGTAAAGGAAGTAAGCTCGTCTGGAGTAAAGAGATTAATCTCCATCGAGTCATATTTGTGAACATCATTTTCTTCCTCGCAGTGTCCGAGAAATATCATTGCACCAGCATTAGACATTCCAGTTCCACCAAACTGGTCCATACGTGGAAACGTCCACGCCATGTCTGTTTTATTAAAAGTAGCTCCAAACTTAGGATAGATTTCTCGTGAGCGAGGAACTATCTCATTCCTAAGTTCAGGAAAAGTTCGACGCATGAAAACCTGTTTGAACTTAGGATTTTCATGCCATCGATGAATTAGTCCATATACAAGTAATACGTCAGATTTTCCAGAAGCGTTTCCACCTCCATAAAATCCTTCAAATATACTTGTGGGCAGGGAAAGAAACTGTTCCTGCTTCTTATTGGGTTTCCAGAACCCTTTATCAAATGCCATCTTACTAGACTGTTCCTTTATTTCTGGAGAAGGGATACAGTTAAGTTTTGCCCCAAGTGCAAAAGGGACAGCAGCGAATCTTTGTAATAGTTCTCTACGAGTAAGCATAATATCACTCCGATAAATAGTCCAGTCGCAAAGACCTTAGCGGTGTATATTCTGAATTGCCGTTTAGCAATTCGTTCTATTAAAGTTTCATATACTCGCCACGTAGCCATTATACTGTAGGTGGCTGGGTGACTTTCAAATCTTTGAATTTTTGGATTCCATTAACAAGCGATTTTGCCGCTGTAATGTATTCTTCAACTAGTGGTTTGATACCTTCTTCCTTCAGTAAATCTTTACCGAAGGTAACTTCCAAACCCTGCACAAATGGTGCAGCTAAATCTACAGCAGTATCAATCTTTTCTTGCTTACTGCCTTTAGATTTAATAGTCTCAACTACAGCCATCGCCATGTTGATGATGTTGAGAATTTGAAAGAGATTGACTTTTTTCATAAATTCCCCTGTAAAATGTAGCCAACCATCGTATCTTTCCTGCCTTCACAAAATAATTGCTGACCTACAGGAACATGATGGTCATCGACTGAGAAATCTCTAAAGTCAACTGCTTTGATATTAGAATCCCTGCGCGCGACTCCACAATTGGTGTTACCAGACTCACTAGGATTCTTCACACCAACGAGAACTTCAATGAATTTATTGCCACTAATAGCAGCATAATTCTTATTAACACTACCCGGTCCACTTCCCTCCCAGAATCCACCGTTAGGATGATTAACTCGTGGGTCCAAAGGTAGTGGATGATTAGAACGGCCATTGTTAACTACTTGCCAGTTCTCAATACCTTGTGGAAGGAATTCATCGACCCTGCGCACATGCTTCATGATATTATCGATATTCGGAACTTCCCACATATTCTGTGGTCTATTGTGAGCAGGACTCGCGATACCTGTTACACCTTGACCTACATGTAATACGTAGAATGCTCCAGAACAGACAATACCTACGGCACGTTGCATAGCCAGTTGCATATGGTCAGAGAGTTCTGCAACTGAAGATTGTGGACCTTGGTCCTCATTATTAGAAGTGATTTTTGGAAATTCCTTACAGTCATATCCCTGTCTAACATTCGACCAGTAATTGTCGTGTTTAGACCTGCGCAAATGGACTGTATACATGTTAACATCAGCAGTCTTGCTGAGATTAATCATGCTTGAATATCCACTGTCAGGATGGGATAGTGATACGAGATTTGGTGTATTCGCTCGAAGATAGCGACCCACTTCTACCAAATCGGCAGGAGTAATCTTATCAAGTCTGCCATATTCATTGGCGACTTCATAATGCATTACTTTATGCTCAGCCCCAGTTAGGGCATTCTTGACTTTTTTTTCAAACCCTTTATGGTCAGCATACTTACCACCAACTAGGGTTATTTCAGAACGTAGACCATATTGGTCGTATGCTGTATCTACGAACTCACGTAGTATATTCTCATAATCGGACCATAATGGAAGGATACTACGTCCTTCCCAATTCACTTCCCCTAGTATTCGTAAGTAGTCGAATTGATATTTCTTGAGCCATTCTAAATGCTCATGAATTCTATCACGTTCAAATTTCCATCCATATAGACCCCAGAAGAATGTGAGTCCTAATGGATGAAACAATCCACCATCATCGATAGCACATCTACCATCGGCTCTAACTAATCCTTTCCTCATACCAGGAACAGGAATAGGAACTTCTAATGGGATACGCTCGAAATCTTCCCATGCACCTTGGTTTAATGTCTGTTGAATTGGAATTCCATCTAAATCTAAGCGCGCAGTTAGGAATGTTTTGTGGAAGGTTTGGATTTTAGTTCCAACCCACTTGAAACTTTCCCACGGACCTATTGCAGTTCTATTAGTTGAGATATTTAGTTTGTCATCTTCTGCACAAACATAATTCCCACTGTAAGTTTGGAGTGCAAAACCCTCTCCGGGTAGTGGTATTTCTTTTAGTTCTTCCCATATACCCTGCGCGCTACGATTAGCTACTAAAGACACACCATTATCGTAGTATATGCCACCACCTAACTCGGCACATACATACAGTTGATTATGGGCCTTTAGTGCTATTTTCATTAGAATTTCTTTAATGAAACAAGTGGACTAGCATTCGTGCAACGAATAAATCCACCAGCTACTTCTATTTGTTCATTCGCATCTGGAGTTAATGCAACAAAATTTGCGAATATAACATCATTTGATTGCTCAAATGTAGCTACTGCTTGGTCACAGAATAATAGGCATCGTGAAGAAGGCAATGCGTAAATTACATCTTGCAGCATTAAGTGAGGATATCCAATTGAAAAAAGTTCTGTTGGCATATTACACCTTATCCTGTCCTACATCTGTAGAACGACCTGGACGTTGAATAATAGACTGAGCTAGTAATGCTGCTGTTTTATCCTTATCAGCAATAGTATTTTTGAGTAATTCATTTTCCTTTTGTAAGGAGATGATTTGCTCATTGTATTTAGTTTCTTTGCTGTTAACATGGCCCTCGATAACTGCTGCCTTAATTAATGTCTGGTCAGCAACTTTCCCGGTTCGCCATGCTATGATAACATTAACTACTACCGCTCCCACAGCGGCAATAATTAATAAAAGCTCCGTTGCTGTGTATTCCAAATCATTTATTCCTTTGCCTGAACCACATCGTAGTGTTCCTCTTTACGAAATTGAGGACTATAGAATACGAATGTGGGCCCACTATTACTTGGAGCTTTTGGACCATCAGGCTCCATATTCTTGAATACTACTGACATATCCTTGGCGATACTAGCTAAGTCTCTAACCTTAGCACCACCAAGTTTTTCATCAGTAATATGGCGCAACGCAGCCATGAGTTTATGGCGTGCGCGCTTACCTATTTTCTCTTTAGCTTTAAGGATATTACTACCGTTGGGAGTCTCATCATATGATGATGTGCTAGTTGCACCCACACCATATGCTGATGCTGAAGATGGTGAGATACCAAACTGACGTGCAAGTTCTACAGCTTGGTCCCTGCCTTCCGTGATAGCAGTTTCACCTATTACTTTGCGTAGACTATTGGGGACTTCGACGTTACCTACACCCCTACCCTTAGCAGGCATGTCTACAACTTCGCCAGTTACAGGTTTAGAATTTGACCCCTCACGTGGTTTTTCTGAGCTACCTTTCGATAGCTCAGAGTCAAACTCTTTATCCGATACTATTCCCATCGCCATATAGTTCCTACTATGAGGATACTAGACGACGGGAGGAACTACCGGAACAACTGGTGGAATATGTGCAGCCTCGCGCTGTGCTTCCATTAAATCATTATGTGCTCTCGCACATGCTTCATTCGCCTTAGTGAGAGCATCCTGTTTCTGTGGAATGTTCTCATCAGCTTTCTTCCTCGCAGCTACCATATCTACTTCCTTAGTAGCTGGAATAGTAATGGTAGTGGGACTTGCACTAGTAGCCGGAGCTATAGGTGCAGGAGAATTCGGAGAGGGAGGATTTGGTGATGTTGGCATCTTACTATCTCCTAAATGATGTTAAGTAAACCACTTTCCGTTATGTCCTTGTGGTTTACGAAAACCGAACCAAGGTTTTAGTATTGGACAATGTAGTATGAATGCTACCACAAAGCCCAATACTAATAACCCTAGTAACATGGTATTACGAGATAGTGAAGTTATAGTTGTTACCGGATACCACGCACGTAACTGTGGTAACTCCGGTAAGGTCGAAATCCTTGATTGGAGGAGAATTGGTATCTCCACCATCAAACAGTTGCAAAATCTTACGGTCAGGCAGAAACAGAATACCAGGCTTGCCACTAAATACGGCAGCTGTATTCTGCTTGTCTGGACCAGACTTCGCAGTAATTGTGAGATTCACTGGCATACTGTTTCCTCCACTCCGATTCTGGCTTCCTCGATGAACTTCGACTGAATAGAATTAATAATATTAATTCAATTTTCAGTCGGCTCTCTCAGCATCCAGACTACCACATATAGCACTGAAAGTCAAATTTGTCACATCTTCATAATGAGAGGACAAGTTTTTCAGAATTATATATTATTTTTGGGATGAGAAACTAGGTTCTTACAATAAGGAGTCTCTTTGTAATAAAAACTTCCCAAGACATTTAATCGTTATGGGCCGCAAGAATCGTGCCAACATGGGACCACTACAGGATGCGTATACCGGTATACGACACCCCTACATATGGTGTGAAAATAAATGTCACTTGTAAGTCCTTTGTTTTCAATAGGTTGCCACATATTGTCATAAGGTCTGACATAATGTGTCACCTGCGCCTTCGCCTACGATATATGTAAGTTGTTGATAACAAAGGAGTTAAGCCACTTCCGGAAGCGAAAGCCTACCATTGTAGACTTGGTATGCGTTATGCTTTATATACTGGTATGGACGGCCTAACGCACGAAGGCCGAAACAACCCGGAAAGGCAGGTGAGTTAGAGAATAGGTGTTGACAAATCGGCCGACTTGTGGTAGACTGTCTCTACTGATGGGGTAATTCCGCCCCCGACTAAGAGAGGCTACATGAAAACACTGGTTGGCAAGTTCACGTTCGCTATCCCGGACGGTCATCCGCAGGCTGGTGAGAAAATCGAAAAGGCTTTCGATTATTCTCAGACTGAGAACGACTCAGAAGCTTCCGGAATTATGACCGAAAAGAAGTGGTCACTTTCCGGAATGGTGAACGACGTTCTCAAGGCGAACGCACGCAGCAATGCGTATCAGGCTGCACTACTTCCGTATCGTCCATCGGAAGTATCGCCTGAGGATATCAAGGAGCGGATGATTCGAGATTACATCCGCCTTGGTATTCCGGAAGATACGGCACGCAAGCAGGTCGAAGCTTTGCTTGCAGCCGCGGCACCGACGGCGTAATCCGACGGGGGAAGGACACCAAACTTCCCCCACATTAAAAGGAGATACTATTATGGACTATCCACTTGTAATCGGCTGCATTGTATATGTCATTCTCATGGGCGCTGTCGCACGATTCTGCATGAGGTAGGGGTTTCCCCTACTATTTCCCACCTATAGCTAATCGCACAATTGCTTTCGCTACGCGAAAAAGTTATATGCTAATCGCATATTAATAATATTATCATTCTCTTTTGTTATCTTCGCCCTCCCGCGAAAGTCTCGCTACAATCGAATATGAGCACGCGCGCAAGCCATCCAGCCAGTCAGGTATTCCCCTCTCGAATTCCCTTCCCATATTGAAGCCTGACGCTATTACGCTATATCCTGCGCGCAAGTCTCGATTCTATTTGACAGTCCAGCCACAAAGAGCATAATATTATGCTAACTATACTATTATCTTAACCATTCTGAGAAAAAACATTGAATCAGATATACTTCCGGAACCCTAATTCTCCTAATACCATACTGTCTCCTTACTGTTTCCTATCTGTCTCCCTACTGTCTCCTACCGGTCTTTTTGGGTCAAGTGCTTGACTGTCAACGACTTACACGAAAGGGGGGGACTCCGGCTATGGCCTATACCGGCATTTGTGCCACTTTGGGCTACAGTTAGGGGTTGTGGTTCTTTCTTTATTTTTTTTTTTTTTTTTAATAATATATACCATAATAATATCCCATCCCAAACATGGGATTTAATGGTGGTATAGGCTATACCGGAAGTCGGGGGGTTGGCCCTAACTGCCTCAGAATCAACGACTTAGGCCCGATTCGGCAGTAGGGAAACAGTAGGGAAAGAGTAGGGAAATGGGAGGGAAACAGTAGGGAACCCGGAGTTTAGTGTTTCCGTTATTCAATTGAGAACTATGCAATATTATAATATTATCAATCTGATACCATGAAGAAGCGAAACACTAATATTATCTTCGCCTTTTGTTCGCTGTGTCTAAAAGACTGTGGTAAATCGGCCACACTTGTGGTAATTTTACCACAGCGAAAGCACAACAGCTTGTGGTGACAAATTTTGTCACACTATTAGTAGTTGGTATAAGACTTGCATCTTGTAGTGCCGTAAGGTGTCCGCCAAATAGGACACTAATATTATCAACTATTTTCAGAATAACCCTCAGGAGTCAAAATGGAAAGAATCAGAAAAGGTAATGATTATTTCGGTGAATGTGAATGCTGTGATGCTTCACATACTGAAGAAAATCCTGTCAAGATTACAGTCCACTACGGTAATATGTGGTTCTGTGATTCTTGCTGGGCCAAAGAATCAGAAGTTACCAAAGAGTTAAAAGCTACTAATCAAGTCCAGAATGTAGTTACCAACGCCTTGCGCGAAGCGGCACACGTTGATAATACCGTGCAAGTCCGGACGGATTTATTCAACGCTCAAACAGTTTCCATTATCAATCTGAAAGCTGAGATTGATAACAATCCAGAAATCGTGAATAAACCATATGTGCTCGCTGAGCAACTTATGGCGCGTTTCGAGAAATTCAAATCAGTAATCTTCGAATATAATGAGAAGATTGTTGAAGCGAATAACGCTCAAAAAGCCATCCAAGTATATCTTAATCAGATGGCGAATCAATTGCGTAGTGAAGAACGTGAAAAACTTAAGATTGCTGATATTTCGTATCAGCCTGCCAAAGTAAAGCCTGTCACTCCACGTTCTATTAAAACTACCGGAACTAAGAAGTCTACTAAACTCGATAAAGTTGAGCTTCGCAAGTATGCTGCGGAGTTAGGCGTAGCAGAATTTACACTTCAGATGGTAGTAGTTGCGAAAGGATGCAGTATTCAAGAGGCTGCGGAAATGCTCAAAAAGAGTATTAATGCTGCTAAAACTCAGACTGCTACGGAGTAACTACTATGATAACTATTTTTGAATATCAACAGGGAATAGACATTCTTACTCGTAAATATTTCTTCGGTGAAATTACCAGCGAAGAATATATGAAAGGTATGAATGAATTATCATCCAAATACTATAAAGTCATTCCACGTTCGGAAGAACGTCAATTGTGGAAAGACAAATATGGAGAAAAGGACGATATCTAAATGAATCGAAATACTGCAACAAAACTATTACGCGACGAATTAGATAAGCATGGACTTAATGATTGGTCCATTCGTCTAATTCCTAGTGATAATGCATTAGGTCTGTGCAGTCATACAGATAAATGTATTATACTCAACGCTCACCATGTAGATACACATCCTGAACCTGAAATTAAGGATACTATTCTACATGAGATTGCACACGCATTAGTTGGTCCTAATCATGACCATGATGCTACATGGACAACTAAAGCAATGGAGTTAGGATGTAATAACCTAACTAAATGTGCAACAATAAGTTTGGACCCTCGTATCATTGACGCGATTCGCTCTGGTGCTACTATTCAAGTAGAATTTGAAGAACCCACTATTGAGCGTAACGTCAAAGTCGAGGAAAAGGTTTACAGACCTAAATATCAGGTAACACGCTTACAGGATAAATGTCCTGAGTGTGGTAAGGTCGCCGTCGAGAAGTTTGCAATTAATACTGTGGACAAAGAAGGTAATGAAGTAAAGCTCATTACTCTTGAATGCTTCCACATTATTAAGAAGGTAATTCCACGCGCTACTCAGTATGAGACTATGGTTAGTAATGATTGGAAGCCTGAAATTAAAGCTTGCAAACATGACTGGCCCACTAAAGAGGAAGCGCGTGAGAAGCATATTCCTAGCAATTGCTGTAAGAAGTGTGGAGAATTCAAACTCTATAACTTCCAGACAGTAGGTGCTCGTGCTGCGGAAGTAGCATTAGCTGTGCAGAAGGGTTATGGAATCTTCGATGATATGGGCCTTGGTAAGACTATTCAGGCTCTAGCATTGTTGAGGTTCCATGCTAAGACTTATACACCTACGATGGTGGTTACTAAGTCTGCTATTAAGTTTCAGTGGTTTAAGGCTGCTGTTACATGGTTAGGTCCAGAATTCATCGGACAGATTATCTCAACGTCAAGAGACTATCTCATGCCGGGCCTCAAGTTGTATATCATTCCATATGATTTACTTCGTAGGTTCCCGCGTGAGAAATTACATGCATTAGGTATTAAGTTAGTAATACTTGATGAGGTTCAACAGATTAAGAATCCTGATAGTTCGAGAACACAGGAAGTGCGTAAACTTGTGTCAGCTAATAGTGACTGCAAAGTCATTGAATTATCTGGCACACCTTGGAAGAATCGTGGTAGTGAATTCTTCCCCGCGCTCAATTTAATTGACCCTGTGAAGTTTCACAGTTATCAGCATTACTTAGATACATGGGTTGAATTCTATTACGAAGGCGCCAAGAAAAAGATGGGCGGTATTCGTAATGTGAAGAAATTCAAGGAATACACTTCATCACTCATTATGCGTCGTGAGTATAATGAAGTGATGGATGAATTCCCTGAAATTAATCGTATGAAGTTGCCTGTGCAACTTGATGACTTACAACAGTCTACATACGATGACTCAGTATCAGAATTCGTTGAATGGTATAATGAGTATGTTATCGGTGGTGAGGAAGATAAGATATCTGGTATCGAAATCCTCGCAAAAATGGCGCGTATGCGTCATATCACCGGACTTGCTAAGATACCAGCAACATTAGGTTTCCTCGAACAGTTTATTGAGGATACCGACAGGAAGATTGTAGTATTTGTCCATCATAAAGACGTTGGGCAATTGCTGATAAGCGCACTTACCAATTGTAGCAAGGAAACTAATCCTGATTGGTATGAGTTCGCACAAGAATTACGTAATCAGGGAATTAAAGTATTCTCATACACTAGTGAGCATACTGGTAAACCTGCTGGATATCAGTTACAAGAGGACTTTAACGCTACTAAACGCTGTATCATGATTGCATCTACACTAGCGTGTGGTGAGGGATTAAACCTTCAAACATGCGCTGATACTATGATGCATGAGAGACAGTGGAATCCTCAGAATGAGGACCAAGCTGCGCCGGGACGTTTCCGTCGTATTGGTCAGGCGTCAAGTGTTATCAATATCACGTTCCCTGAGGGGGAAGGAACTATTGATGAACATCTTGATGTAATTGTCGAAACCAAGCGTCGTAATTTCCATGCAGCCATGAATAAGGGTGAAGCTCAGACATGGAATGAAGGCGAAATTGGTAAACAATTAGCAGAAGTAATTGTGCGTAAGCACAAAGAAAAATTCAAAGGTGTTAAGACTGCGGCTAAGTCTGTAACGGCTGCGGCCAGACTATAAGGAGACTATTAATGAATTTCTTCACTCGCATTAACTCAATGGGCCTGACTTATCATTTCACTAGAAAGAATGATAAGCAGACTTCTGTTGTGTGTAATCGTAAATCGATTATACTTGACATGCCACTTGAGGAAATAGCTCAATGTTATTACAATTGGCAAATGAGAGGAATGCATATTCAGAATGCGTTCCCCAATATGCCGGCAGAACAGCGTGAATTTCTACTCACTAGTATTACTCCAACTGAGTGGAATGAAATATTCAAAGATAAGTCATACTCCACCGATTTGTGGAATTTGTGCATTGGAAATGAATAACAAATTCCACGGTATTAATCGTAAGAAGTGGGATGGACCTAGGGCCGAAAGTATGCGTCAGTATGCTATTCGCTGGCGTCAACGTAATCCTCGGTATAGGCCAGAAACGACTAATGCTTAATATGGAAAAATGGAAGCTACGTAACGGAAGCACAATAGTGTTTACGCCCAAGCGAAACAAGAATAAGTTAGCTCACAATGGTATTATGTGCAAAGTATTCGCATATGATGGCCCCGGCGGAGCACTACTCGGAAGTGGTTGGATTATCTATCGGGACGATGGTAATATGTCCTCGCCCGACCTATTTGACCTTAAGGGTGAGAAATTACCAGAAGGATGGTATACACTTAGGGTCACTGATGAAACTAAACTGGTAGTGATACCAAGGATGGTTCAATGATACATGTATATTGGGGAATAGTAACATTCCTCGCATTATGCGTAGGATTCATGTTAGGGCATGAGAAGGGTATAGATAATACTCTCAAATATTTTACTACTCATCCTATTCCAAGAGATTGGATTAAGATATGTCGCTTGGACCATAGTGAATTGGTTAGAGAATCACATTCCAAGGGCATACAGTATGTAACTTGTCCAGATTGTGATGAGGAATTAAGCTAATGGATACTAAGAACCTTGTCAAGAAGGTAACTGCAAGAGACAGAGAGATTAACTACCTATTAGGTGGTGGAGTCTCAAAGTTTCGACTAGTCGATTCTATTGCCAAACGAACTGAACAGTTTGACAATAGAGTCAAGAAGAATCGTAAACGTAATAAGGCTGCAAAGCAAAGTCGTAAGAGGAATCGATGATTCCAATCTATTTACACGAATACACCTTTACTATGATGAAACCCAATAAAATGGGTATTCAACAAGTAGTCGTAACTATCGTGACTGAAAGTAAGGAAAAGAATGACTTTGATGTCTCTGTGCAGGCAGAAGCATTATTTGAGGGAGACCTCAATGTCAGTCACAAAATACTGTTAGAGGGATACAAGAAAAATGTCTAATGAGCTAGACAATTCGTCTGTTAACGAAACAGACTTACAAAGTGCTGTCGAGATTGTAGCAGGGGGTATGAAGAATGTCATACTTGATGCTACAGTTCTAACAACACTCATGGCGTGTCCTCGCCTCGCAGATTTTCGATTTAACCATAACCTTCAATCAATTAATGGTAAATCGAATTCGCTTGAGTGCGGTTCACTTGTTCATGTATTCCTCGAATACTTCTATAAGTCTATTATAGGTGGTGTTAAGAGGGAGCAAGCTACAGGATTCGCATTTGCGGCAGCCGAGTTATATGTTAAAGGCTGTCCTACATGCACAGATTTCGTTGCAACTGATGAATTAAAGAAACCCGCCTGCAGACATAAACCTAATGAATTTCCCGGTATGCAGAATACACCGAAGGAATCAGAAGGTTATAAAACAGGATGGCACTATGTATTGGATACATGCCAACAGTATGTAGACCATTGGCGTAGTGACCATTGGGTTCCTCTCGAAGTTGAAACTGTCAAACAGAAAATTCTGTATCAAGACGAAGAAATCAGAATTCTGTGGAAGGCAAAGCTAGATTGGGTTGTGGATACTAATCAGGGTATATACTCTGTAGACCACAAGACCATGAAGCAACGTCGCAACACTAATTCCATGAATAATCAGTTCATGGGTCAGTGCCTCATTATGGATACTCGTAATGTATTTCTCAATAAGATAGGTTTTCAGACTTCACTGAAACCTGAGGAGAAATTTACGAGACCTCCTGTCTCATACTCAGCAGAACGTTTGTTTGAATGGCAATCTGAAACATTGCCATACTATGCGAAGCTTCTGCTTATGTATGCAGAGACAGGACACTTTCCACCTAACTTTACTCACTGTGAAGGTAAGTATGGGGACTGCGCGTTCTATGAGAACGTGTGTTCTGGTAATCCTTCTATGCGTGAGGAAAATATTAAACTCTTTTTCAAGGTTGGTCCTACGTGGAATCCAACTAATGATGAGGATGAATAATGGGTTACGCAATAATGTATGGAATTTGTGTGGCATGTAAGCGAACCATCGCATTCAATCCACATAAGGTTCCATCACTAATGATTAATGGTAAACGTGAGCCTATCTGTAAGAATTGTGCAGAACGCTGGAATGAATTACATCCGGAGAATGCACGTCCTATACAAGATGGTGCTTACGACTACATGGATGAAAATGAATTATGACTACTTGGCAATGGCTATTGATGAAGGCTGTAATTCGTATGGTCCTCAACTCACACGGAATATATCCCTATAGTCCGAAAGAAAAAGAAGCGGACGTAGAGAAACTAATGCAAGGACTCGAAAGATGAGTAAAGAATATCGAGTAGAAATTAAGTTTGGTAAAACTTGGGTCCATGTGGACAAGTTTACCAGACAGGTTGATGCATTACACCATATTAAAGAAAATAGTGGTGAAAGGTATCCCATGCGAATACTCCGTATTGTAAAAACGGTCGTATTCGAGGAGAAATAAATGGCTAAGAAATTGGCAAATCATTTACATAAATACAGGAAGGTAAATATCGGTTCTACCGATAAAGAATACCTTGTGTATAAGTGTATGCATCCGGCGTGCTCACACTACATTCCTATCGCTTTGGCAGAGGGAAAACTTTGTGAATGCAATCGTTGTGGTGAGCCAATGATTATTTCTAAGGTAACACTAAATGGTTCCAATGGGGGGCCAATGGCTAAACCACATTGCTCTGACTGTATTGAGAGAAAGAAGGTCAAGAATGAGGATGTGGCGGCTATTGCGGCGTTTCTTGAGGGAAATAAAACTTAGACTAACTCCCATTCGTAGGCATAAACCCATAATGGGAGTTATGTCATATGGATGGCAACTAGAAAAGGATAGGTTCAGAAATGACTAAATACGCAATTAAAAGAGGTGATGTATTCGTGAAGGACCATCCTTCCGGATTTCACTGGACTGAAAGTGTTGAACGTGCAATGACGTTCGATAGTATGAGTGGGGCTATCGGATATGCCACCATGCATATGGGTCTCGAAGCAAAAGAATTCGACATTGAAATTCTCGAAGGAGCAATAGGGGAATAATGCCAAGTCTTGAGTCTATTAACATGGAATCTCTCTTTACTATGTTGAAAGGTGAGCCGGGAACACGTAAGTCTACGTGCGCCTTGTCTTATCCCGGTAAACAATATTGGGTTTCCACCGACCAAAAGATGGAAGCACTGACATTACCTGCTAAGAGATGGGGTATCTACGGTAAAGGAATGATAGACTACGATGACTATAATGATTGGGATAAGCCTCGCGCCAAACTCGAATCATTACAAGTCAATTGTCCCTATAAGCTAATCGTCGTAGATAGTATTACTTCCATTGGCGACGCTATGACTAGTCAAGTCAAGAAGATGAAGCGTCGTGAAGGTGGTGGTAAGACTATTGGCGGCATACCAGTTTCAGGGTTGGAGGAATTCAACGCTGAGTCATCTGCGTTCCAAGAGATGATGGCTATTTTGAAAGACATTCATAAGTTCCATAACGTGAATATCATTCTAATAGCGCATGTTCTCGGCGCTCGTAAAGACAACGATGCTAATAAGTTGACTCATCATTCACGAATAATCGTGACTGGTGCCGAAAAAATTAGCGCAAAGATAGCCTCATACATGACAGAGGTATATCACTTCAACATTATACCTGCATTTGAGGCAGACAAGGAAGGTGCATACGCATTAAGGACCACACATACTGGTAATGATTATGCGCGGACTTCATTACCATTAGCTCAGGAAATTACGTTCAATGCTGAGCCTCTATACGAGAAGTGGATTGGTCCTGCAATCAAGAGACTTCGGGAAGAAAAACCTATTGAACGTATACCAACAATCCCAAATTCCCAAACTCCCAACATCCCAAACACACAACAAAACGTAACACCTTTCGTCAAGTAGGAGACAACTAACTATGGCAACAGTTACATTTAGTGACCGCGACTTACTCCGTGGGAAAGTCATCACTCCCGCGTGGTACAGGGTCAGAATCGAAAGTGTGGGAGAGGCTCCTGCAAAGGCTTCTGAGAAGGGGCCGTCCACAAACTATCCCGTTGAAGGGACAGTTCTTTTCAACGGTGATACTGGTGACAAGGAATTCGCCAATGTTCCGTTGGATTGGAATTTCAATAGCAAGGCTATTGGCTTTGCTGTTGGATTCTTGCAGGCTTTCGGCGTGGAAGTCAAATCAGGGGTTCGCTTTGATTTGAAGTCGGCGGAAGGGCGTGAAGTTGACGTATTTGTGGAGAACGATACTTACCAGAATCGTCTGGTAAATCGCGTTAACCATAAGTATCGTCCCGTCAAGCCCGAAGTTCAGCCGACTGCGTAATAACTGTAGAGTGCGCGCACACTCTATTACATTTAACTCTCGTTAACTAACAAGGAGAATGACAATGGAAAAAGAACAGACTGAGGAAGTGGTGGACATGGACGAACAAACCAAGGATACCACCGAAACTGATATCGACGAAGATGACGATGACGACGATGAGGACGATGACCTCGTTGAAGAAGTCGAATCTGAGGACGATAAAGAATAGTAACTGAACAAGACCTACTGTGTGGGTGTTGTAAAAACGGTGTTGTGTATTGAGCCTCACGTGTATACACAACTGTATTCCGTGCCCTACGGGACAGCATTGATGCAGTAATAGGGGTTCCTACAGACGTAGCCAATAGGCCGTATCAACTGTAGGAACCCCGCCTTTAACTAACTGTATTGACTGGAGAGAAATAATGAAAAGATTTTACGTAACTTCAAGTCCGGGCGTGAGAATCCAGACTATGAAGCGTAAGCCTCGCGTCATAGCACCTAGACTCTTTAGTGGTGAGCGTAGGGAGTCAATAGGTCATGGTCTGCCACCAGAAATAAAGTCGGGACTTCGACTCATCGCTCGCAACGAGAATAAGTCTGTTTCATGGGTATTGGAGCAGATTATTATTAAATATTTTGGGTTCAAAAGACCCAAATACATCGAAAGGAAAAAGAAATGAATCGTAAACACGAGTTGTTTCTAATTAACTTAGGTTTGGAAACATTGTTAGAACGTGTAACAGTTAAACCTAAACCGACTGTCGAGAAGAAACCGAAAAAAGCGAAATGGTCAAAAGCTCGGCATAAGAAATATGCTGAGACGATGGCTAAAAAGTGGGGGAAGAAGAACAATTAATCCCTCGCGCTATTTTGAAATGACTGCCCATTAAAAAGAGCATAAGGCAGATGCTCCAATAACATCAACTACTTTCAATCAGGAGTGTAGTAATGGCAAATGCGTTTCAGAAGTTCTTTCAGGGGGATGCACCCACTGAACCTGATACCACACCTGTTAAGCCAAATGAACAACGGGTGAAAGGTAAGATTATCAAGGTATCCGAAGATGGATGGGGTTTTATTTCATCCAAGGATATCAAGTTCACTCGAATCTTTTTCCACTGGACTTCCCTGAAACAAGATACTCTCAAGTTTCAGGAACTCAAAAACGGAATGAAAGTGGAATTCACACCAGTTGAAGTTGCTGACAAAGGCTGGCGTGCAATCAAGATTCGAGTGTTGAAAGATGGTGAATCGTAGAGCTTTTCTACGCATCCTTGCACTTGGGGTAGTCGGTCATGAGTTAGATATTGACCGATTACTCTGGGTGCCTGGTGCAAAAAAGATATTCATTCCCAAACCGGGATTAACTAATTCGCAAATAATGGCGGCTGAATGGGCGCGATTTGCTCCCAAAATAGCTACACTATTTGAAAGAGATTCTACCTTCTACACATTAATTAACAAAAAAGAATTACCAACAGTATCTTCAAGAGATATGAGGATACCTCTGACTATTATACCGGGAGGAAATAATGAGTCTGACTAGAGATGAATGGTGCAAGATGTGGGAGTCCATCAAAATTATTGAATATGAACTACCCATGCCTATGCATTCTGACCGTAGAAAATTTATTGAACAGGAAGTTCAAAAAATAAAAAGGTCTATTCAAAAAGTAATTGGTCAGATGGAATGACATTCTTAGAGCGATATAACCAAGAAACAACATGGCATGGAAAAGCCATAGTGATGGAAATTTATCACTTGGCTATGTCTACGCGCTCTAAGAATTGGACTATCACTAAGACTGCTGAACACTTCGAATGTAGCATTGGGCTAGTATCTGAGAACTTAAAATTAGCCCTCGCACTACATACTCAAACAGAGTTAATCAGATGCAGTTCACGGCAAGACGCCTTAAAGTGGTTAAACGGAAAACATGGCTAAAATATGGGAACAGCAACCTTTTGAGGTGCTTAAACAATGGATAGACGATATCCTTGAGGAAGCATCAGACGACTTAAATGATTGGGAGACTAAGTTCATTGATGACATGAATATACGTGTCATTAATGGGTGGCCGCTAACTGAGACTCAAGAAAAGAAATTAGAGTCTATTTATGCTGACAAAACCTCCTGATATAACTAGTCCTACTACTAATCAACAAACTGGTAATACTTGTCCTGAATGTGGCAAACAGTGGTTAGATGATAAACCTACACCAGGTATAATTCATCGAACTAAATTTTGTGATAACTGTGCTTTCTGGCACGATAGCGAACCTGATAAAAAATGAGCGACGATAAGAAATACGTAGCGGGGCATGGGCCAATAGGCGCGAAGCTTATGATACTAGGGGATGCCCCTACGTATAAGGATACCGCTTCAGGTAAAGCATTTACAGACTCAAAAGAACTTAACCAACTATTACCAGACACCGGTATTCGTAAAGAAAACTGTTGGCTGACTACGGTTTCTAAATATGAAGTCCCACCTAATACTGGGAAGAAAAGAATTCCATTTGCTGTCCGTGCCAAAAATGCTGGCATTGATATAGAACAACAACTCCATGAATTGCAGGAAGAAATTAATGGAATCAAACCCAACTGTATTTTGGCTGTCGGCGGAACTCCTTTATGGGCACTCTCTGGAAAAACTAAAATTGGCAACTACCGTGGAAGTATCATGCATGGCATGGGAGTTAAATTCGTCCCGAGTTATAATCCAGCTCACTTGTCATGGCACGCGACAGATGTTGAATTCAAAGGATACTGGAATCGACAAATAATGATTTTCGACTTTAAGCGTGCATATGCACAAAGTCGATATCCAGAATTAATCCTTCCCTCGCGCACACTCGAAATCTGTAAGAATAGCGCACAGCTAGCCGAATTCAGACAGCGATACAAGGGTAAGCTTAGAATGTCTGTGGACATTGAAGCTAACGGAACTTGTATCCCTGTTTGTATTGGACTAGCTTTCAATAAGCATCATGGGATGTGTGTTCCACTATGGAATACAGATGGTATCTCTACTATTCCCTCAGCAGACTTAGTTCAATGCTGGATAATTCTAGCGGAGATGCTCTATGAAAACGAAATCATCGGACAAAATTTCAATTACGATAGGGATAAAATTAAACGACTTGGTTTCATTATACGAAAGCTCGCCTCCGATACCATGCTTAAGGCTCATGCGATTAATCCAGAACTCCCTAAAGGACTCGCATTTAATACCTCCCTCTTTACAGAAGAACCTTTCTATAAAGATGAAGGTATGTATAAAGGGAAAATCGAAGATTTACTCAGTGGATGCGCACGAGACGCATGTGTTACATTTGAAGTAGATGAGAATATGAATGCAGACCTAGATGAATTAGGTCAGCGTCAATTCTTTGAGAATTTCCTGATGAAATTCCCTGACTTGTATTGGGAAATAGAAAAGCAAGGATTTCGAGTAGACCATCCTGAACGTGACCAACTATTACGTAAATATGTTGAGTGGGATGAGAAGTGTCGATATGAACTATTCAAACTCACTGGTGCAGAAATTAATGTTAATAGTCCTAAACAAATTGGTATACTACTGTGGGAGAATCTTAAACTTCCTCGAAAAGAAAGCACAGGTGAAGAAGAAATTACTGCTTTACTTAATTCTCCCACTGCCATCAAAAAGCCGGAACATAGAAGAATATGTGAGCTTATTCTTGAGGACCGTCGTGTTAGAAAATCCATCTCTACATATCTCATGGCACTTCCAGACTACGATGGTAGAATGCGAACGACGTACTTTCCTTGTCTTGATACAGGAAGAAGTTCCACAGGACAACAAGACCCACCAATTAGACCAATCGTCGAAGTTATAGATGAAAATGGAAAGAAGAAAGATAAGGTATTAGGCACAGCCTTCCAAACCATGACAAAGCATGGTGATATCGGTGCAGACATACGTGGTATGTATGTGCCCGATACCTTCCACTTTGAAACCATTGATGATATAATGGTTCAAATAGAGGAAGAAGAAGAATTTGTTCAAGCTGACTCATCACAAGCTGAGGCCAGAGTAGTATGGTTACTCGCAGACGATGATGAAGCTTTGAAATTGGTAGATGAAATAGACTACCATGCTCACACAGCTACATGGTTCTTTGGACGTAACGAAGAACTATTTGATTACGACAAAAAGAAGTTAGGCTATGAACATCCAATTCGATTCTGTGGAAAAACTCTACGCCACGCGGGGCATCTTGGCGCTGGTAAACGACGTGCAGCCATCGAAGTTAATACCCAAGCGCGTAAGTATAAAATTCCAATCGCAATCACTGAACAGATTGCAGAACGAGCTTTACAAATATTCCACAGTAAGCAGCCTAGAATACAACAAGTATTTCAGACTGGTATTGTAGAGTGTTTGAGGAAGAACCGTCAACTAGTAGCAGGATTGCCATACGGAATAGATGCACCTGCTGGTGGTAAAAGAACATTCTTTGAGCGTTGGGGAGAAGAACTTAATAGACAAGCATTCTCTTACATACCACAACGCACCGTCTCAGATAACACTAAAGCTGCTGCAATTAGAATTCGTGAACGTATACCACACATTAAGATTGTGATGGAATCTCACGACGCACTCTTGTTCAGTATACCCATCAGTAAGAAGATGGAATGGATTCCTATTATTAAAAAGGAGATGGAACGACCAATAGATTTTTCACAATGCTCACTACGTAGACACAAACTAAAGATTCCGTGTGAAGTGGAAGTTGGTAAGAACTATAGGGACTTCAAGAAGTTCAAGGATATACCAATTATTGCTGAACCTACGGAATTACTAAACATGCCACCTAAGACTGTAACTGAGTCTTTCCTCGCGTCTGTTATACCACCAGACACTAGGCTTACAGATATCATTTACAGTCATGACAAGACTATTCGGAAATTTGAGGTAGGAGAATAATTATGTATGACCCAACTTATATAAAGACAGAAATTGATGCAAATCCTGAATGGAAACTTGCATTTTTTCTGTCGGAATGTGAGAATGACCATGCCCCGATTGGATGGGGTAAATATATTTGGTTGGCCAAATTACTATTGAGTAAGTATGAAATGAAGGAAAAATGAAAGCACAATTTGAGCTAACACTAGTATGTCGAAGTGAGTCCAAAATAGTTAACGCTAAAGGTGAAACTATGTGGGACTGCACTTCAATAGACACTGTTATGGACAGTAACCTAACCGGGTTACTGGGTCAATTCTTAATCGTCTTAGCGTCAGTTCACAAGCGTATTGTGAAAGACATAAAGACAGAATTGCAGGTGATTGATGACGATATCCCCTTCTAGTATGGATAAGGACCATAACATGAAGCCACGCGAAGTTAAATGTCTTCGGTGTAGACAACACTGGGTTTCAGACGACATGCGCCCTGAATGTCCAGATTGTCACATTCCGGCTATAACTGTAGTAAAGAGCATTCTACCAGATGAATTGGTTACAGGAAATAGTTGAGCAACACAATGAACTAGAGAGTCCTGAATCATTCTGGTATTGGAGCGCGATAGCTGCAATGTCGGCAGTTATCAAAGACCAAGTATGGCTGAATAGACAAATCTACAATTTATACCCTAACATCTATGTGATGTTACACGCTGAGAGCGGACTGAAAAAAGGTCCGCCTATTAGCATGGCAAAGCAATTGGTTAGACCTGTCAATAACACACGTATCATTGACGGTAGGTCATCAATTCAGGGTATATTAAAAGATTTAGGAACAGCATATACTCAGCCGGGCGGAAAGATTCAGAGTAAATCTGTCGCGTTCATTTGTTCCTCTGAATTATCTTCCTCTATCGTGGAAGATAAAGTAGCGACTAAGATATTAACTGACCTATATGATAGGCAGTATAATGTCGGAGAGTGGAAATCTCTACTCAAAATGGAAACATTTGAGTTAAAGAATCCTACTATCACAATGTTGACTGCAACTAATGAGGCTATGAGTGAGGATTTCTTTACCCGGTCGGCCATACAGGGTGGATACTTCGCGCGCACTTTTATTATATATGAGAAGGAAGGGCAGAACAATAATTCTCTCATATACAGATTGGAGAATCCACCTAACTACGCTAATTCTGCAAACTACTTGAAAGAGATAGCTAAACTCACCGGACAATTTGCACCAATGGAAGGTGATAAGTCCGATGAATTTAAGTATCGTAAAGTCAAGAAGTCTAAGCGTGGTTCACGTGAATTATATTTCAATGAAGTTGGAATCATATACGATGATTGGTATGATAACTTCAAAGAACTAATTAAAACATCTGAAAAAGATGAGACCGGCACACTAAATAGGTTCGGTGATTCGGTATTGAAGGTGGCAATGCTATTAAGCCTCGCACGCGAACCTAAATTAGTCATAACTCCTGAATGTATGGCAGAAGCCATAGTTCAATCTGAGAAACTATTAGGTAATGTTCGCAAGACTACTATGGGTAAGCAAGGCATTAGTCAAGCTGCATTACTCAAAACTCTTATCATCATGGAACTTCTTGAAAGACAGCCACATTCAGTTACCCGAACAGTTCTGATGAAGAAGATGTGGCAACATTATGAGAACGCTTCAGAATTCGATGATATGATGGCTGGCTTTGATGCATCAGGTATGATTAAAACTGCTAGTGTAGGGAATCAAATTCTCTATACCATGCCTGAAACTCAAGCCAATGAACTTAAAGTATTCATGACTGGTAAAATGGGGACTAAAAACAACGATTAAAAGGAGAGACAGATGCCAAAGTATCCTATCGACGCTAAGATGCAAGACCGTTTGGACAATGATTTTTCATATCATGCTCCAAAGGATGACCAACCTGCGCGCTACAATACAATACGAGAATTCGCTCACGATTTTGCGGTATGTATTGTAGAAAATACTCCAACTTCGAGAGAGCAATCAGTAGCTCTCACACTACTGGACCAAGTAGTAATGGAAGCAAACGCAGCAATCGCACGCAACGAGTAGGAGACACATCATGCATGGTCTGGTAAAGAATCTGGTCCAAGGAAAGAATTTTGGTTTTATCAGGGGTGAAGATGGTAAAACTGAATACTTCTTTCACAGGGAAGATTTCGCGGGGTTTTGGGACGACCTCGTGACTGATTGGCAACGTGGTAAGAATAGTCACATTGCTGTAGAATTCGATGTTGTCAATTCGCCTAAAGGTATTCGTGCGGCTCATGTTAGGAGATTGGACCATCCTAATCAGGGAACATAATGCCTATATTAACACCCCCACCATCTGACGACGAAGAAAAAGATGATGGTTCTATCTTTGGTGTGAAGCCTGCACAGCATCATACTTGGGAAGAATATAGGCGTGTTCAATTATTTCTAAATGTTAATAATTGGAAATGTCCCTGTGGACTTACTTTACATGGACGAGTATTGAAGTGCGTTCGTTGTGGAAAGGACCGACCCAGTGACTACAGAAAACGAGGATGATTTAACTAAAAAAGTTAAATACGTTCTATCTCAAACACAGTCACGTAATCATGAGTGTCATTGGCCGGGATGTAAAGTCCAAGTAGCACCTGCATTATGGGGTTGTAGAGAACACTGGTATAAATTACCACATATCCTAAGAACTAGGATTTGGGCTGCTTATAGAATAGGTCAAGAGAGGGATATGAATCCTTCTGAGGCATATATAGAAGTAGCTAAACTAGTCCAGAAATGGATAAAGGAGAACTATCCTAATGACGGAATATAAATTAAAAAATGGCAGACTTATGACTCCTCATCAAATGAGGAATAATGAGCCTGCATTTGATGAAATGATAGTAGAGGCTGATAGTGTGAGCGATGGTCATCATACAATGGACGAATTGTATGAACATCGCATTAGGCTTTACCTCGCACTAGTCAAGATTTACGATAACTACATTACACCTATGCGGTATCAGGTAGTCTGTTGGAAGTCTAAACTACATGATGATGGGTCATCCTACGATGGTTGGTTCCTTTTAGGAATGACCTATACTAAACCCAATTTCGTGGAAGGAATGCCTCCCGAAACATGGGATATTAGTTATCATATTCCCAATAAATATTGGGGACTAATCAACGTAATTGCGTTACCCAAAGCGCCTAAATATACAGGCTATACGCCTAATGATGTATTAGAAAGGTTACTTAGACTATGAAAAAACTAAGTTGGTGGCGACGTTGGTATTACAATCAGACTTATAGAATGATAGGATTAAAGGCTGGTCCTATTATGCTCAATATGAGAGGAGAATATCTCTATGTAGACCCCTATGGTTCTATATGGAGAGTAGTTCCAACTGGACAAAATAATATCCCACTATCAATTGAACTATTTAGGAGAGGGTAATGAATAAATTCAAGCCCGGTGACAGGGTGAGAATGAAATACTTCGATGGTTATGCAACAGGAGAAATAACTATCGTAACTGAGGATACTTGTAAGATAATATTCGATGGAGACTTCGACTTAGCTTACTGGTATTACCCTAAATCAGAACTGGAGTTAATTGATGGCGAAAAAGAGCATCAAGAAACCAAAAGAAATACTGACATATAAATGTCAATTTTGCGAAGAAGAATCGCTGGCAAAAAACTGGATAGACGATAAGTGTCCACTATGCAAACGTCAGTATGACCCCATGTTAGCCCAAGAGGGGGATGACTAATGACGCATAGTTATAAATGCATTAAATGTGGTGGAGATGGATATAAGCAGTTATCTATATTTCACCCAAAAATAACCTGCGACAGATGTGAGGGAGTAGGATGGATAATACTTACGGAACAGTTGAATTTCCCGACGGTAAAGGATACGTCAGACATGGCAGCCCTACCTTCTATGCCCTTTTGGAAGAGATGGCTAATACGCATGATGCTAAGTCTCACGATTATGCGTCCGATAAAAATCCTAGTGGTAACTACCACTTTGCAGGTAAAGTGGCTCAAATGTTTGCTCACTCTAGCGATGATGCTGGATTCGTGGGCCGCATCGCTGAGAAGATATACAGACTTGCAAACCTTGAATCTTCAGGCAAAAGTCCAAAGAATGAGTCAGTTGCTGACACAGAGAAAGACATCTGTGTAATAACTGCACTATGGATGGCTGATAGGCGGGACCGTCGCGCTCGTATTACAGCTATCAATGACAAGATGAAAAGGGGTGAATGGGAAGGATTAGGGGGTGCCCAACATATCCCTCCCACACCTAAGAAGAATCCACTAATGAATGAACTATTTGACCTAATTACACTAATGCCCGATAGTCAGACGGATGAAATTATTCTGTACATCCGTCAATTACGTGAAGCGCGGGGAATGCGAAATTCTCTAAACCTGCGTGGAGATGAGAAAAACCAGAACCCAGAACGCAAGACCTAGTGCAATTAAATTAATATTGTTAATAGTCTTTCCGAATGCAGCGGAAATAAAGCATACGAAAGCTAATAACAATAAAATTATGTTAATGGTGTCAATTGGAATATTCATCGTATCTCCTATTGAGGTGGACCATATGTCTGAGAACCCATACCAAAGGTGGAGAGGAACGTAGCTAGAGCTTTAGCCTGTGGTGGTGTTACTTCGTCATTAACTAGTTCATATACATCCTGAACTAGCATAGGCAAGAATCTTTGGGCAATAGCATTCTCCATCGGATTTGGATTAGTTAAGTCCATTTTCTGTCCAGAAATTTCCTTCTGTCCAGATAGCATTCCCCAACCAAAATTAACGATTGGATTAGTTTTAGAACGTATAAATCTACCCAATACGTCAGCTTGAGTAGACTGTCCAAATTGAGGATTAACTAGGTCGTATTCTCTACCCGTAGTGGTAGATTTCATCTTACCACCAATTTCCCCTAGTCCGACTGCTGATAAATCTAGTTGTGGCATAAGACGCTGCATAGCCACAATATACTGTTGAAAACCACCATAGGGGTCAATTCGAGTGTTTCCAATTTTAGGTTTACCAAGGTCACTAGATGCTGGGTCTGTTTCTACAGTAGCTCCACCTAGTCTCATTAACTGAGTAAAGGTGCCTGCTGTGCCAGCAATAGCAGCTAGAGATTTAAGATATTCTCTACGCACTGATGGTTGATTCATCATATAAACTTCAGGACTAAATAGAGCTTGTGCTCCCTTACCCATCATATTCAGTCGCGAAGCTATAAGACGTGGTGAGAACAGTGCTGTAGACAATGCTTTAGCAGATGATTCCAAACCATGCAAATCACCCCTACCAGTAGCGTTATTAACAAAGTCAGCAATCTCCTTACCAACCTTGACGTTATTACGCATATTCTGACCACTGACTACACCAAAGTCCTTGGTCATCTGTTTGAACGTATCTGCTCTCAACTTATTCAGGAAAGCTGTATACGCTCTATTAGACCTACGGATACCCGGAATTTTTTCAGCAATCGATGACATCATAGTTTCCTCGCGCGAGGATATATTATTCAAGTCAGTTAGTTTTAATCCTACATCCTCTGCGAATGAGGGTTTAACTTGACCATCAGCAGTAACCCTCTTTTTGAAAATAGGGTCATCAGTAATTCCCTTTTGAATAGATTTATAGGCATCCTCAGAACCCCATGCCCTAAACATATCAGGCAGAGAATTCCAGAATTCTTTCTTATGAATAAGTCCAATCCCCTGTCGAAGTGGAGCGGACATATCCATAGAGGACATAATTGTGCGAGGCACATTTGCAGCATCTAATAATGCATTAGCTTCTAATTGAGGGGGTTCTGGCATCATAGGTTGAGGAGATTCTTTAATCTTCCTCATGACTATCTTACTGCCATCACCTGCTAATTCTTCATAGTTAAAACCAAGCTTAATAGCATCAGTTAGCTGTTTTCTAGTCATGCTAGAAGCACTAACTGTATATTTAGTCCCTACTGGAACTGCTCGTAGTTTCTCATATTTATCGATATATGCCTGTTGTTCTGGAGTTTTTGCAACTACTGGTTCTGGAGCTTTTTTAACAGTAGATGCAATTTCAGCAGCCTTAGTAGGTCCACCGGGTTTGAAGAAATCTGGACCCATAGATTCAGCAGTAATAGGTGCATCTTTAACACTTTTTCCAATAGTAGATAATTTACCAGTAGGCATACCTGACATAGCACCAAAAGCTATATCACCCATACCTTCGGCTACATTACCTTCTGCTATTTCAGCACCACCATGTAGAGCTTGCGCGCCACCTAATACCTTAGCTGCAATTTGAGGTAATCTACCTTTTCCAGCAGTAAGTATATTAGCCGGTGATGCTAGTGAAGCAGCACCTTCTGTAGCTCCACCAAGAAATCCTTTCATAGTAGCCATTGGTTCAGAAAACATATTTCTGGCTACATCAGGAATAGCTGATAATGCATCCATTACACCGCCTGTCATTGGACCCTTTACGCCTGAGATAGATTCTGCAAATCTCTGTGCAGGGTCAGTAATGAACTGTGGTGCATTAAATACAGTATCATATAGTCCACCTAACATAGATGGTTGTTCAGGCGCAGGTGTAGGTGAACTTACATCCTGCCATCCTGACTCATTAGGGTCTATATCTGTCCAACCTTTTTCATTAGGGTCTATTTGGCGAGATGCCATGTCTTACCCCCATCTGTAGACTCAAGAGTCCTAGTAGCACCACCCGGACCTTTTTGAACCCTTTTCATAGTTTGTCCAGTATCACCAGTTCTACCAGGTTGTTGTATTGGTATATCTTCACCATACACAGCCTTAGTAATTTGAGCATGTTCCTCAGGAGTAGGACCAGTAGACCATCCACTCGCAGGAGGTAATATACGAAATTCATTACCTGGACTAAATTGGATATACTTACCCAATTTAGGATTTTTATTCGCAAATTCCCTTGCAGCAGTAGCCTGACGAACTTTAGTCTGTGTAGGTAATTCTCCTCTACCTGCGCCCGTTTGTGTTCCGGGTTTAGATAGTTGACCTTCTACACCAATTGGCTTTGTTTCGCCAGTAATTTGATTAACAAGAATGGTCTTACCATCAGCAGTATTAAATGCTGTCCATCCTCGTGTTTCTGCTAATCCTTCCCTACCAGTTTGACGTAATTCTTCTGTCTTACGAGCCTCACCACCCTGAGCACCAATACGTTCTAATGCGTCCTCTTGTGTAACTGCCATTTTATCAGCATCAGACAGAGAACCAGTATCGATATCAGTTTGATGAGTCTGACCAGTAGCAGGGTTAGATACAATAACTTTAGGACCACTAAAGTCAAATTTGAAGTTTTTCTGTGTTGACTTCAATCTGTATACTTCAGCACGGTCCTGCATTATTTTAGTTCTAGCAGCATCCTTTTCTGCACGCGCTTGGTCTGCTGCTGATAGTCTTTCTTGTGTTGCAATAGTTCCTGCTAGTTGACGTTCATTAACATTAGTGCCTCTCTCTAAACTTGCAGCATCTTGAGCAGCACCAATCTTATTTTTCCAATCGGCAACTTTTCTACCCCTATTGCCTTCTATTACAGACATACCAGTTCCCGGTCTAGCCATATCAGCTAATGAAGCTGCAATAGCTCTAAGCCATCCGGGTTTCTGAGCTTCAGGGTATTCACCAAGCAAGGAGTTAAATTTATCTTGAGCCATAGTTTCTGGCTGATAAAGTTCTCGCATTCTGGCACCTACATCAAATCCCCCTGTAGGTTGTGTTTGCACAGGTGCCATAGGAGTTTGCGCAGGTAAAGCTTGCTGTGTAGGTGGCCCAAATGAAATATTACCAAATGGGTCTTGTTGTGGAGCAAACCCCTGTGAAAAATCTTGTGGTGGCATAAAATCACCACCAGCTATACCCGGTGCTGCTATTTCTGGAGCACCAAATAAATTTTTTAATCTCAGCATCTGCATCAAATCAGGCATTATTTCACCGCCTCTTTTTGCGATGCTAAGACTACTCCCATAACGTCAGCAAGGTGTAAAGTTTTACCATCACCTATGCCAAACTTCTTTTTGAAATCTTGCGCCATCGGTCCGAAATGCTTTACATCATCACCTTTGTATTTCCATGTGTAAAACTGTAGTTCCTTAAGCTTATTAGTGAAGTTGCTACCTTTGACAGTAGAACTTCTACCAACAGGCTTAATGCTATGTTTCATAGTTCGGCTAGAATAGGTATAGAAATCATTCTGTGGGAAGTTAACCTGCCCAAATTGATAGTTATTGTTATTCTGACCAACAGGTTGTATATCTGTTTTCTTATTTTGGTCAGATACAGCCATAGCAACATATGGTGCAGCTACACCAGCATAGTGTAGTGCAGTTTTCCACCATGGGTCGCCTTTAGCACCTTCTTGTGCGCCAAATCCTCGCAATTGTGCATCTAGTAATCCCATGCCAAATTGATTCCTAGATTGTTCCATTCCTGCACGTTGTTGCCATGCATTTAATGCTTGATTACCAAACATTGATGACATTCCGGGAGTAGTGCCATACAAACTAGCTTGTCCACCCATACCAGCTAGTTGCATTTGTCGCATATTCTGTAGTGATTGCTCAGTCATAGCCTGAGCTTGTTGTTGTCTACCTGCTTCCGATGAAGCAAGTCCACCCATAGTAGAACCAGTATTAGATATACCAGTTAAACCAAATTGTTTACCCTGTCTAATAGAATCTGCTAGACCAGCATTAACGCCAGTCATAGCATCAGCCATTTGTCCGGGTAATTCTCTCTGTGCTTTGGAGGCAGCAGCTATATAGTTAGGGGCACCACCACCCCCACCTAATGAGCGCGCACGGTCCATTTCCATCATGGTATTTCCATACGCAGAACGTATAGGAGACATACCACGCGCACGTAATTCCTGAACATCCTGTGGAGAGTATCCACCAGTAGCAGCAAAATCACGATATCCCGGCATTGCTTCATCGAGATATCCGTATGCTTTGCCTAACTCTTTAGGACGTGGTGCAGAAAATTGTGTAGACTTAAGTCCCTCTTGGAACTTTTGATAAGCCCCCATGATATTACTATAATCCTGTGTATTCTGTCCCACAGCATTATTGTAATTTGTCATGAACTGGTCGCTAATAGGCCCAAATGCAGTCTCATTAGCACTAGGTTGTTGTGTGCCTTGATATGCAGTTTGAGCCTGCTGTATTACATTTGTAGCAGGATTCTTAGCTGCTGCCTCAGCAGCTTGTTGTTCAGGTGTTTTCTTTTTACCCATTATGGCACCTTCATGCTTAATGTAGTTAAGCCGTGTCTCCCAAATCCATGTTTTATAAGATGTTCCGCATATTCATCATTGTTGACGAATGCATAAAGCTCACGAATACGGAACGACTTACAAGTAAACAACGAGATTGTCTGGGCCTCAACGAGTGCGCGGCCAATAGTGATTCTACTGCGGTCTTTGTTTGTGACTAATACTGCTTCAGCCACATTCTCTACACCACCTGCCATAATGATGCCTTGGTCATCTTCAATAACAAAGGCATTAAGCATATCGTTGAGTTTAGGAAAATCAAACTCAGGATAATGCTTATCATGTAATTCTTTTACACGCCAATAATCATCATCAGTGAATGCTCTTGATTTCATTTTACACCATTATGTCCGATTGAATAATGATTACCATCCCCAAATCTACCACCCCAATGACAAGTGTAGATTCCGGTTGATTGCAATTCCCACCATTCACCTAATGGTCTATGGTCCTCAGTTTTAGTAAGATACTTACCATCTCGAAACAAATTCAAATCGATTGCTAAATTCATGGTATGTAGTGAATTCTTGATACCACTACCCTTTTTAGCTAATCGAGCAGCTTCTTCAGGTGAACGTAACCATTCACCACCTTTTACTTGATATCCTAGTATAATAGCTTGGTCTATTAATCTAGGCACCAAAGCAGCGAAAATAAACTGCTTTTCAAGTAATTTCATGCAAGCACTTCCTCATCACCATCTATAGTGAGAGTAAGAATATTATTAGTTCCTGCTAATGCCTGAATAATTTCAGCAGCAGCAAGAATATAATAACAATAGTGGTCTAAAATTTGATTAGCGCCAATACTAAAGGCATCGAAAATACGAGTGCCAGCAGCATCAGCACCAATAGACATAGTGAATGTTACAGCAGAACCAGAAGGATTCTGAACATGCACATGCCTTACAATTCCACGTCTATTAGCTGGAACTGTATATTTAGTTGCAGCAGCGTTAGAAACTTGCGCAGGACCAGCCATTCTAACTTGAACTTTTGCCATGTTATCCTCATATCAACTGTGTGAATGTTCCACCAGTTGCAGGAGTGCCACCAGTTACTAAGCTACTTCCTACAAATGGCATAGATTCACATTCACAATCTTCGCCATCCATTCCCGCTGGTCCAATTAAACCTTGTATACCTTGTATTCCTTGTGGTCCTTGTGGACCCCAATTCCAATCAGTATTTTCATTATCATCACTAATGTCACCCATTGGCATATTACCACTAGTGATAATAGTTCCACCCCCTCCACCACCACCAGAAGGAGGAGTAATAGCAATTACCTGAGATTCTACTTCGTTTATTCCTTGTCTTAATGCTTTAATTAGTTGGTCAATAACTTGAAACAAAGCGTTATTTTTCTGGCTTAAACCAGATGTAAGTAACTGAGCCTGTAGACGGTCAAGCTGTGGAATAATAGCCATTATCCGGGATATTCAATAGCCACAGCTTTCGCATAAATGATAATACGACGAATCAAAAATGTTTCATTTAATTCAGTCGTAAACAATTCGTATCGAATTCGCTGGCCCTGCAAATTAGCAAGGCGCGTAGGTTCAATACGTGCAGTTGCAGCCATAGGTAATGGAACTAAAGTTTGTTGTAGAACATCATCCAAACCAGATAATCTATGTTGTAGATTACCTGCGCCCGTTAATCGTAGTCTGACACCAACTACGTGATGTTCTGATTCTTCTCCGCCTCTTTTAGCCACCTATATACCCCGTTTTCGCTATAGGTAGAATGGGCACATCCACACTCTCTTGACCTGTTTGGGTATCTTGTAATGTATCATTCAATTTACCCGGAACAAGAGTATAGATGCCTGATACATCTTGTAGCATGAGTAATGGAGATGCTCCATTAAATATTAAACCACCTTCACTTACAACGATAATATCTCCTGATGGTGGACTTGGAGGAATACCACCGGGAGGAACACAGTATGTTGGATAGTATGTGCCATTAAGCATTCCACCAACGGCACCACAAATAGCCCAAACAGTATACGTTACACCATTTGAATTTATAGATGATTGAACAGTAATTTGGTCTACTCCAACAGCAACAATTCCAGTAGTAGCATCATCACCAAAACTAGATGTAATTCCACTAACAGCACCAGCATGTGATGGGTCACGAAATCTACCATTACCAGCTGATGCTTGAACCCATACAAATAGGGGCATTCTGCCTGATAGTGGTGCAAGTGGTATAACGCGAGGATTCGTGCCATTACCCACATAAGTAGTAGCTTGAACCATTACATTGGTGCATCCACCCGCGCCACCATCTGCGGTTCGCCATAGTGAATATACCCAATTAGCTTTATTAGTTAAGGCATGAAAAGGAGTAAGAGTATTTAGAACTCCTGAACCAAAATTACCCCCCGAAACATTACCGACGGCATCTATTCTTATAAAAGTATTACTAGTAATTCCCGGTCCTTTTAAGTAAAGACCATTACTAGTTGCACCACCTGATTGAATCAAATTATCCTGAACAAATCCAAAATCAGCAGTAAATCCGGGACTGAGTAATGGATTAGCTACTGGACTAGGTCCATTAGTAGGATTTGCAAATACACCAGTAAAATTATATCTACTACCGGGGTCACAGAATGCTATATATTGATAAGTAACAGCATTAGTATTAAGAGCAGTATCAGTACTCCATACTCTGAGTTTATATACACCTGAAGAATCTGCAAATAAACGCATTTGTGGATATATATTATTATTACTAGGTATTTCTGAACCCAAAGAAGTTGCAAATAACATACGTCCAGCAGCTGCGCCAACACGTCTAACGTATAAAAAATGAGTTGGACCAGGTAAAATTATATCTTGAACAGTCCCATTACCAACATAAGTTCCACCTGCTGCAAATACTGGTGCAGCAGGCATAGAAGAAAAAAATCCCCATTCAGTATTAGGATAATTACAATTATGAAGATTAGTTAATCTACTTACGGGTAATTCAAATACAGGGTCATCTTCCGGACCCCATACTCCTAAATATTCTATACAAGCTGCAAGACAATTAGTTTGGTCAATATTAGCATCTGCAGATTTAGTATGAATTACATGAAATGGAGAGATTTCAGCAGGCAGAATCATGCCCGTTGGTGAATATAATACGAAATTATTACCAAGGAAAGTAGTTTGATTTATAACTGATTGAACAACTGCACCACCAGCTAGTCTATAGCCTAGTTGTCCATCTGTTCCACCAGCATTAGTTGCATGTAAACTTATGACAGCAGATGCAGCACCAAGCACTACACCATAGGTAGTGCTAAAATTACTTTGTAATGGTGCATCAGTTATTCCATCAATTTGTGCGCCTGACGTAGAACTTTGAAGTTGAGACCCTGCAGCATCTATGTGTATGCGCGAGGGATTTATATCTTGTTGTAATATTGCGAAATCATTAGGAGTCCAGTTAGTTAATGAAGCTGATTCTGGAAATTGTCTCCTAACATGACTACCAAGTAACCAATCAATTGAAAAATTATCATCAATAAAAGCTAGTGTAACAGTACTGACATTGGCTGGTAACTCTGAACCAATCCAATCATCAAGGTCAATCATACCAATATTGGTATTAACAAATTGTTGACCAAATACTATAGAAACTAGATTACCCCCAGAATCTATTCCTTCATTTGTAGTATCAAGAAAGCCTTGTGCAAAAACTCCATTTATATAAACTTGAACTCCACCATCACCGGGATTTCCGGTCATAGAGAATACGTCAAATCGATACCATTGACCAACAACAGGAGTTAAAACTACTCCTTTATCAAAATAAGTGCTGGCATTATTAATATTAAATAATTTAACATTACCAGTTGATTGATATATTAGTTGAGCGCCCATTGCAGAGCCAAGACTACATGTAGCACGCCAAAATCCTATATCACTTGCGGATGTAGGTGGCGTAACTCTGGCTCTGAAATAGAATCTATCCCAATGTGTTCTAGGATTACTCCCACCAAATGCAGTAAAAGTCTGAGTCAAAAATGTATTATTTGGACCTCCCGCGCGAAATCCACAACCATCAGGAGTTCGTGAAGCATCACGAGTAAAAGTAGCAACAGCATTACTTGATGCACTATCCAAGTCCATAGGATGTTCAAACCCATGAACCCATCTACGTTTTGCAATTGCAGTAACAGGTGGGTCAGATGCTACACCTGCACCTTGACTTCTAATAATAGTTGCTGACCATTTACACAATGCATCTGGTCCAGCAGGAAATATAGATGCGGGATTACCGGGTTGACCCGGAACTATAAATGAATTAATCGTAGGGTCGGCTATAACTCCAGATGGATTTGGAAAATTAAAATTTGTACCTGGAGGGTCCAATTGCCAAGGACCAACAGTATACATTCCTTTTGGAATTGCACTCACATCCCCAGACGGTAGTGGATTGTATGGAATTCCAAAAAGTGCTGCTGCGTCAGCTGGGCACATATCTAGTATAGGACTTCCAGCAATGGAAATCGCAAACTGATATTCAGCTTCATCTTGGAAAAATATGACGTAATTTAGATATGCTATAATTTGGGCCATTAGAATTGGCTCTGTGCTGTGAACTTCGGTAACACACGAATTACACTTCCTGCAATTGGAGAAAATGGAACATTAGCTGGTGGAAATCGTTCTGCCCACATAAGTTTACCATCACTATTTCTGATTACAAAATAACCATAGATAGTGCCGGGAGCGTTAATTACACCAGTAAAAGACCATTCCTGTATAGCATTGTATGTGGCTACTGAAGGGTCGCCAGCAACAATACCCCAATTAGCAAAAGTAAGTGGTTTAGCTAAATATCCACCACCTGCTATTTCAGTGAATGCAGCAGCAGTTGACGCACCAGTAGGTGTGACATTATTTCCGTATAATTTTAGTGTTAACGCAGGAGTGAGTTTCTCAGTGAGAATCTCAACTTCTAATGCGTCCGGAACAACTAGGCTCATACTTGGTCACACCCTATAAGAAGCTCATTGATGTTAATCAGAGCCACAGTGTTTACTAATGCTGGAAATGTAAATGGACTCCACCTAATTTTCTTAGGGTCTAATCCATTTGCATAATCCGCATGAAGCATCTGTCTATCTGTTGTAACACAGTAAAGAAATTGATTCGTAGAATCATTCACAATCTGAATTCTACGATTATCAGTTTTGAAAGTTTGATTACCCCAAACTTCCCAAATTTTCCAACTAAGTTCTGGTAGGATGTATCTACCATTAAATAGCGCAATTCCGGTGTATGTGCAAACCATCAAATAGTCTACATTAGATGAACCGGAATCAATAACGGTTGCAATTCCATGAACACCACATCCCATCGCATTATCAACTGATGTGAGAGACCATGATGCTGGAAAACTACCATTATCTACAAATCCTACTGTCTTGTTTCTCTGCATCGTATAGAGAACATCTCGAAGCTCAGCTATATTAGTGACAGGATTACCATTTGGAGGCACTAAACAAAATCCGTTGATTTGATTAATAGCCTCAGGTTCTCCAACTGCACTAACGCGAACTATTGAGATATTATCATATTCTGTGCAAAGACAAAGTCTATTGTGATAGATACAGAGATTAACTCCAGCTTTTATTTCAGCGAAGTTATCAAGTAAATGACTTGCGTCCAACAGTAAATCTTGGTCAAAGAAAGAAATATTAGAAAGAACAGTAACGACGTTATTCGGAATAGTCGCTCCGGGGATGAAGAATAACTGATATCCATTTACGTCACCATTGTAGTTCTGAATTACCTTAGAAGCTACGATGTGTTTCTTGACGACAAATGCATCAGGACTATTAGCAACAGTAGTAAAATCTACTTCTTGTAATGCTGTGGTAGTATGTACTACCAAACCACCGGGCGCAGTAAGGTAGCCGGTATCAGTTTCATAAACATAACCAAAAATATGCACGCCAGCGTCAGTATGACCAGCAGCGCCATTAACCACAGTAATATCTGTAGTAGGCCCATTTCCTGCGGCTTTCCGCGCAGTAGTTCCATCACCCTTGTAAACATACAAAAACTCATTTTGCATTCCACGTTCACGGTTTAGTCCCGCTATTAGTTCCGTGAAAAAGGGAGTTATGTATGCTCGTCCGTTATATGGAACAAAGCCAAAATCTGTCATTCCAACAATAGTGAGAATTGGACCAAACATTGTAGTTGAATCTACAACATGATAAATCTCTCCACTTGCACCATTTTGAACTAGAACTAGTAATGTCTGTTTATCACTAGTTGGATAATTATACATCCTTAATACGCTAGACAAGGGGGAAGCGATATTTTGATGTCTATCGATTCCATCCCTTGTCTTAAATGCGCGTGGACCAGCAAACATTATATTCTGGCATTCACTAAAATGGTCCATAGGCGTGGATTCAATATCCTCCTGCGCCCACAGGCCATTAAATTCTTCCAGAACTATAGGTTGATGGTCCCTGAATGACATTACTATTCACCACCCATTACATATACTATGTGGATATCAAATTTGCCTGCGGTTAAGGCAGCAGTAGCAATAGTAATGGTTATTTTACCTTCAGTTGTAACTTTGAAGATGGTAGCCGAAGTCCACTTTGGAATTAATTCTCTGGGCACTCCTGCTACATATGATGCGATTGCAGTAGCAGCTTTCAATAGTGCAGACTGAGCACCAGAACCAAATCCAATGGCAATAGTAGCAGCACCACCGGAAGTGGGAAGTGTAATACCATGTTCGATGCCACCTAGAATGATAGCACCGGCAGGAATTACTGGAGAATTTTTCAGTGTAATGGTTCCAACTGCACCACCATCAACCGCGAAATCATAGGTAGCTTTTACAGTTTGAAGTGCTCCACTACCACTTTGCATTGAGGCATTAATTGAACCTTTAGATTCGAGCAATGATTTAATCATTGCCCACATATTACCACGAGGACTAAACTGACCTTGACCCGTACCGTAAGACATTCTCCATCTCCTTTGAGACAGGGCGAAATTGCCCCAGAGTTATGTCACTACCACGCATTACCGCGACGTTTATATCCCGAACGAAATGGCCTTCTCCTTGTCATGATAGTTTGTTTAGATTTACTAGAAATACCAGTAACTCTATCCAAACCTAGAACAGCGTAATTATTAAGACCCCCTGCACTCGTAAGATTCCTCTCAATGAATTCTGCACACAACGCAGCAGTTCGATATTCAAGGAATGTGCGAGCATTGACAATGTTGATAAGAGAGTTCTCATCAACAAGATTTTCAAATAGTTGTTTGATATAATCAATTTTAATATCATTATTCTGTATAGAAGGAAGAACTATGATTTTCTGGTCCTGCCATACATAGATACTAAATTGATTACGTTGAATATCTTCTACACCATGTGGAAGATAATCTTTACGAGTCATGGGAGTATAAGGATTAGTATTCCTTATACGTTCCCATAATTGTTGTGGTTCTACGAAATCATTTGGTAATCCCGGTGTTCCTACACCAGCATTATAAACAATTTCAGTATCCCCCGCATCCATTGGAATTACAGCAGAAGTTAATTGAGTTACAGGAATGCCGTTTAATTCAAACATCTCCTGTAACTCTTGAATAGCAATTTGTAGATAGGGTAATTGGGCCACATAGGTATAATTAGTCCGAGCAGTATCGTTCAGCAATGATGCTGACTTGTCCATTACTTGCCCGGCTGTTAAATCTACTGCGGCCATCTATATTACCCCTTTGGCATCTTATCCCGAGCTTCCATTATCGACTTCGTTAATGGATGGTCAGGGTCAGGGAAATGACATTGTGCGCAAACAGGAAACTGTGGATTCTTGAGAGAACCACAAGCTTTGCAACGCACCATGTCAACCATGAGAAATTCTTTCATCCAATCCTTAGTGGCTGTAAGATTTAACTCTTTCGCAGCCATTCGCATATCATCAGCGATAGCGAGAGGATTGCCATTGGAACGTGCCCACAATGAATCAGCCATTTTAATAAGTAGTGTATACCAGTTCTGTTGGCGAGTTTTCGCCTTTTCCAGTTCTGATTTATATTCCTTCTTAATCCATTCAATAGTAGCGAGGTTATCTATCTTTCCCTCTTTATCAGTTTTGCATCCCATTACGTAAAATAGTCCGGGCATATGCGAATCCATGTTACACGCAAGATACCCATTCAAATAGTCACGGACTACTGAGTCCGCAATCTGAATAGAAGATACAGGAATTTCAAGTAGTGGCTGTTCTTCGTCAATATCTCTCCACCATGACGAAGGACCAACTACAAGAACTCCTGGATTCTCGAAACTACCAGCAGGAATTTTGAAAATTCCCGGCTGAATAGTGCATTTCTTTTCTTCGATATCTTTTGGGAATATCGAAACAACAGTTGATTTATCTAGTGGATTAATAGGACCACGAATAGTCCTACGCTTCCAATCGTTAATTCCCGGAAATGCTCCTACTGCTCCTGCCATTATTCATTCTCCTTGACTGGTGTAGTAATTTTGGGCTCACCAGTATAGCCTACAGCTTCACCTGTAACAGTTCGGAGCAACAAGTTGGATTCGTCCCCAAACAGTTGTTCCTCTAATTCCTGAACTCTCATAGCTTTCTCATGAGCACTTTGTTCAGGATTAATCTCAGGGTCAACATATTTTGCCATGCTAGATTTTCCTAGCGCAGCATACATAGTATCGATTACAAGCTTACACGCATCCACGCGCGGGGGTAAAGGATTATTCATGTTATCCTTAAACACCCACAGGGGTTCATACGACATTCCAGAAGTAGGAAGTTCTTCTTGATTAGCTAGTGGAACAATTACCAGTCTTTCAAGAATATACTTATCCTTCCAGTCAACATCATTCTGATTGTATTTAGGTTTCTCCAATACCTGTGGATATTGAAGTTTGAAACCTTCAGGAGTTATGTTCGTTAGCCGTTTCTCATACTGGTCCCATGAACTTACAACTCTAAACATGGGACGACCAGTATCAGAATCGATACCGAACAAGCTGACCAGTTGTTTATTAATCGATTCAATGGGTTCAGTTAATTCCATGATATCTCCTAAAGATGTGAGGACGCCTATTTGTAGACGTCCCCACTCATAGTGTTAATTAGACAGGAGAAGCAGGAGTATGCGTTGCCGCAACACCTGTGAGTCTCTCCTTGAGTGCGATAAGCTGAGCGTTAACTTCCTCAGCCTCAGCCGCACTAAGTCCACCGGCGATACGTGACACAAGGTCAGCAATATCAGCGGCGATTTCATCTGTGGTAGAATTGATTGCTACCAATTCTGCCTTGAGGTCGTCTACTTTCGCCATCATTACTCCTTGATTAGAGATAATCCTGTCCAACTTACTATCAGTAGTTGAATCAGGATGATGATGGATGTGAATGTGAATCTCCACGTTCACCCTCCATTTTGTTTGTGCGTGGATAGTATGCGCACCCCACTCCCCTAACTAGGCTACTGCGAGCTTTCCGCCAGAGTATTTCTTGGTAGCAGGATTGTAGAACATCAATACTACCTGTCCTGCTGTAGTTGCTGCGATTGCTGTGGCGATATTACCCGCAGCAGTCATAGCCCAAGTTCCAGATGATACAAGAATTAACATATGTGCGCCTTCTTGCGGAGGCGTAATGTTAACAATTGCAACAGCACCTGAAACCACACTTAAAAGAGTAGTAGGAGCAATTGTTGCTGCCGATGCAAGAGTAACAGGCATCGGCTGTAACAAAGTCTGTGGTAGTGCGAAGTTTCCAGCATTAAGGTCGGGACTTTGTGCCAATTTAATCCCTCCTTAATAACCAGAAGGAACCGCCAACGTATCAATATAGGCAGTAGCAGCAGGGTTCGAGACGAACGTCTGCATACCATTGACCATATAGAATATGTCAGCAGTAACCACACCACCCGAAGGGCCACGAATTTCGAAGATTTTACGTCCATCGGTAGTGTAGAATCCGATAGGCAAAATCTCCGCGCGTCCCCACACTTCATCGACAACAAAGTCGATTCTAGTTCTGTCCCAATTAAATGAACCAGTAACATTGGAACCGGCCATTTGCATACCGGAACCTTTACCATTGCCGAAATACATGTTCAGAGACTCATCCTTAGCAGCCTTCTGAATCATGATTACAAGCTGACCAATTTCCTCGTATGCCTGAATCTGAGCAGGATGTGTCCAGACACGAGGATTAAAATCATTGTCGATTCCTACTCTATCGCCAATTCGATTAATCGCCAAACGCGGGAATGGAAGCGCCAAAGCACCACCACCAGCATTTACACGATTAGAACGAATTTCAGGAGTAGCTGCTCGACTAAAGCCAAGCCATGTTCCTGCAGAAGCATTGCTGTGATGATAAGGCACACCAAACAATGCTGGCAGTGAAGCAGGATTAGCAATACCATTAACAACTAGTCTATCAGTAGCGATTGCGCCAGCGATAGCAGGTGTTACGTCAATCTGTTTATTTGCAACATCCCACTTGGTAATCAGCCCACTTCCCCGAAGGGTTGCAAGTGTAGCATCGAATACCTGTATGGTCTGTCCAAATCGAACAAGCTTTGCACCAAATCCATCGGTGCCAAGAGTATAAGTATCAACGCCCGCAGCAGTTGCAACAGCAGAAATAGTGCCCACGGCACCAGTTCCGTCTTGCATCATCTGAGCGTCTAACTGTCTACGCAGTTCATCCAATGCACTCGCAGTAAGTCTGCGAATTCCATTGGTGATAGATTTTCTTTCGTCATCAGTTGACCACTGTGTCAACTTCGTATATTCGATGTTCTCGGACACGAATACAGAAGTTACGACAGCTTTGTCAAAAGTGGGTCCACCACCACGTCCCAAGTCTCCGCCATCAGGATTGAAATACTGAAAGCTTCCACCGGGACGAAGTTCAAGTGGAACTCTCATTTGGCGATTCGATATTTTTTCTACGTCACGCTTTTTAATGTTGGCGTAGAATTTATCGTCTCGCTCAAAGAGAACGCGAATCTTTGGAAGGACTTTCTCCAATTCCAAAGCCGCTACTTGAGCTTCGACAACTGCCATGTTTTCACCTACTTCTCAGCTAGTCTGAGTTTAGAAATTCTAGTGTGGACATTCCTTTCGGAACTTCCTTAGCTTTATCAGACTTGCCACTTTGTCTTTCTTGGGAACGTGGCCTTCCAGATGGAACTGGACCCCTCTTATTATCGGAGTCATTGTCGTCCCTAACACGATGGCCTGTGCCGCGTAAAGCTTCGTTCCGGGCCTTTTTTAAGAGTGCAGGCAGCACTGTCTTAGCTTTACTAACATAGGCCGAGCGAATTCTATCGGTTGATTCTTTGGTAAAGCCATCAGCAAAAGCTTTTTCCCAAAGTTTATCCAAAAGTGCTCTGAAACGGCTATCTTGATTGATAACCTTCTCAAGACTATCCATAGTGTCACGCGCTGCATTCTTGCGCACGTAATCTGTCATTGACTTTTTAGGGTCAATATGAGCATCAATGGTATTCTTGAGAGTGTTATTAACACGCGTATTCAAATCATTACGCGTGTTTTCAAATTGTGTGCGAACATAATTCTGCTCGCGTTCTGCCAGTTGTTTTTCTCTAGTATTGTCCTCAGGTTTATCCTGATTGGACAATTGAGTAGGTGGTTTGAAGTCTGTTGTTCCAAACACAAATTGATTCAGTAAAAGGGCTGCATTCTGTAATGCAACACCGGCTTGTGGTTTTCCCTCAGCATCCATTTGAACACCAAGTCTGCGTGCTTCTTGCACCATTGAAACAATAGTGTGTTTGGTAATGTTACCAATCACATGATAGTATGCCTTCTCATCAACTTTCGCGAGAGTAGGCAAATAGTCATCTACAATTTTACAGAATCCATTAGGATTAGTTGCCTTGACAGCCTGTAGAACTGTCTCAGTTGAACCACTCATTAAATCACCCTCGAATCTATCGAGGATTTCTGATTTTTCTACGGCAGCTTTAGCATCTGCAATAGTAGGTAGAAGTTCTGTGAACTGTTGTTCACGATAGTATGCCTTTTCGAGATAAGGAAATTTCTTAAAGAGGTCTGGATATTCTTTAAGAATTTCTTTACGTCGAACAGGTGTTACAAGTTCCAACTGTTCTTCAGTTGGTGGTTCTAGTTCATCTTCTATTTCAGCAAGTTCATCTACTTCTTCTTCCTCATCTTCTTCCTCATCCCCTTCGTCAGGGATTTCTTCTTCTTCTTTTTCTTTATCCTTTCCTTTATCTTTATCCTTATCCTTGTCTTTATCCTTGCCTTCCTGCAAGTCAATAACGTCTGGTTTATCGTCATCAGCCCCCAGAAAATCAATGATATCAGTTTTGCTCATTTCACCAGATGCAGCTCCACCAGTAGGAGTTCCACCAGTGGGTGTATCAGGAGGACTCATCAATAGATAGTTAGACAGTTGCAACATTTTCTTCTCCAGTTATGGGTGCTTCTTTACCAGATTTCTTGTTGGGTTTCTCACCGGGAGCAGCACCATTCTCCGGCTGAGCACCTTGCATTTGCATTTGTTGCATCATTTGTTGCTGTTGAAACATTTGCAACATACGACCATATAGTAGGACATTTCGATAACCAGGTTCATTATCGATTTTTGCCATCCTACCAGCTTCACTTCTAATCCATTTTCTAACAATCTCAAATGCAACTTCAAGATTGGTAAATTCTGGGTCAATTTCTACCGATGGCATTTCTGGTGGACCTGACATTGGGTCCATAGGATTATGCATCGGATTTGGCATTGGTTCACTATTCACAAGTAGTTTAATGTCATCGTATGTTGCTTCAACATCACTCTCACCGGGAACATAGAAATCTGTAAGACCTATGGCTTCCCTAATGACAGGTAAATTCTCAGGAGCACCCAAAATTGCAAGAATTTCAGGATTCGCTGATTGCAACAACGTCATGATAATATCTTTTTGTTGGGACCAAGTCATTGGAAGATTTTCATTAGCTTCCAATTCTACTTTCCCAATCTTACCTTCCATTTCGGCTTTACGAATGAATACATTGATGAAAGAACCATCTTTGTTACGCTGAACATCACGTTCATCCTCTTGTGTTTCTTGGATAAACATGGGAATCGCTTTACCAAAGATTTGCTTCCACCATGTAGTCAACATTTTCCAAGTATTCTGTAGTCTCTGTAATGCTTGCGCGCGAGACATAGAATATTCTGATGCTGTTCCACCACCTGCTACAGCACCACCGAATAGTGATGGTAATGCGCCCGATACTAATTGCGCAAGAGTTTGGATATTCTGTGCAAACGGCATAACTTCTGGTGACAAAGTAGCCGTTTTAACTTCATGGAATGCATCTTCGATACTTTTGCCCGACTTTGGCGTAGCTTCATATATACCACCCGGTGTCGATTCCATTTGGCGGTATGCATTGAAGTTTAATACACCAGGGTCTGCAAAAGTTTGTCCTATTCCGTGCTCAATAGTTTGAAGTATAAGCGATATGAGGTCATTTGTAATTTCTTGAATACTAACGAGTAATAGGCCAAGCGGGTCATGGTGTAAGTAATCTGATAGAGGATTGTGAGTAAGAGTCCAACAATCATCCAATGCTTCATTACATGCCTCAGCGAACTCATCATTAACTAGAACTACTTTCGCACCATTCGGATATTTTTGTTTAAGTAAGTCAACTTCTTCCTTAGTTCCGAGTATATTAAATGCAGCCGGACGTAGCCAAGCATTACGAATAGTAACAGTATTGATGGGGTATTCCCCTTGGTATTGTGGCGATAAACGTCCCCATTGTTCATATGGGTCACGCGGCCCTGTCGCCGATGCAATTTTCTTTGCAGTAAGAGCATTCTTTCCATGTAAATGCTCGTATCTTTCGATTGCGAGTGAGTAGTGCGTTTCATATGCGTAGATTAAATATGGTGTGCCAGCTTGATTTTGAGCATAATTGGCAACTTTAACGTAAAGTCCGCCATAAGCTTCTAAACAAATTCGAGTTTTAGGTTCTTGTGTTACTCCAATTAATCTAGTTACAACGAGTGTTTCACGTTGTAACTCTGGAGCAATCATCATTAAGCAAGCAGGACATAAATCTGCTTCACTATTGTTTAATGCATCCTGAATTTCGATATCACTATCATCAGGAGCGTATTTATCTTTATTCAAATTAGCTTTAGCTTCTAATGCATCCACCTGACCTTTCATTTCAGGTGGAATCATTTCATCAGCTATTTCAAACCCACAATTAGGACAACGAGTATATTGATGTTCTTCATCAACATTCTCAGTATTCCTTTTTTCGTAGGTTCCATACTTTTCATCAGATTTTGGATATGAATAGCACGCTACCATACCCTCAGTGCAATAAATAAACAAAGCATGAAGCCACAGCAAAGGCACATCGTTGTGACGATATACCAATTGGGCAATCTTGTCACCAGCCTTAGCGGTAGATAAATCAAGAGTGCTGTCAGCGTCATCAGGGAAACACTTGATAGGAGGAACAGTAACACTAAGAGCAGCAATAATGGATTCGAGATAAGCTCTGAATACGTTAATGGGCTTATCATATGCTGCTTGGTCTGTATCATCTCCTTCAGCAGTCTCATCCCAAATTCGCCAATCATGGGCAACCTCTGAATACCAAGTTTTCTGGAATCCCTCCCAGAATAGTTTCAGTCTACGCCATGTGCGAATTTGACGTTCACGCACAGCCATATCTTCCTTATCAAAGTGGTCAACCACTTCTTTAAGGAGTTTCTGAATCTTTTCGTCTGGGATATTTTTAGACATTAGTATTGTGGTTGCTGTTGCTGTCCACCACCAAGCATTTGTTGATACATTTGCCAAAGATTTGGCTGTTGTTGCTGTTGTTTTGGCATACCTTGTTGGTCAAAGTGCTGATAATAGAGTGATGGTGATACTCCAAATGCACCGGGACCATGTTGTGCATTTGAGCCGGGCATTCTAGCCACATTACTACCCATACCACCAGCCGCTTTAA